ACGATGGCAATTCCATGACGCTACGATCAAACGCATCGACAACATCAGCCCTAGCCCAAACAGCGTTAGGAACCATCTGGCGAGCGATGTCTAGCTTGGTCTTCAACTCAGCGGCAGCTTTGATATGCTCTGGATGGCATATGCCTCGTTGCATACGCTCAACGGCTTTGCTGTATTGCTTCGTAAAGCGCATCAAGATTCCTTCGCGGATTTGATTCTCGATTGCGGCAACCCTGTTAATTTCAGAAGCGGTAACTTTCTGGTCACGCACTCCAAGAGCAGAGCTTGGAAGGAATGTGCCAATCTGAATTTCAGCAAGACCAGAGATGAAGCGATCCAAGTTCAAGAAGTCTTGGACATTCGCTGGCATATTCTGCGGAATCACATCATATCCTTCCGCGATATAAGCGACAGGATGATGGACAGTCAGCGGAGTAGCCCCAGCCTTGGCATTCGGGCCTTTCTTGAGGAGCAACATTCCAGAGAGATAGGAATTATCCACAACAAGGTTGCGAGCCTTCTCAACAGCAATATGAGTATTGTAAAGATCGCGCCCAGCACCACGGGAACTCATCAAAGCACCACTACCAATCTCAACAGAAAACAACGCAAGGCATTCGCTCATTTTGCTGTAACGATCAATCTGTGTGCAAATCTCATCGCCAGATTTATCATCAAAAAGGAAACGGCTAATCTTACCATTTGGCTCACGAACCAAAAGCTCACCTAGCTCGACATACTTCGCGTCGTTCTCGTAGCTTGCTCCGTAGCTTCCTTCACGAATCCAATCCTCGTATCGGCGAGCATCGTCGTCGGAATCAAGTGTGCGTCCAGCAGGGATTGCATTGTTGATTGCTTTAACGAGATTCTTGATGTGCCAGCCTGCCATTGCGGACATCTGCGGGTCTTCAAGAACTGGCAACAACTCTGCAATTTGATAGCGGCGTTTCCGCGCCCAGATTGGAGTTGCTTCTGTTTCTTGTGGAGTCTCGATAGAAAAGAATGTGTAGTCTTGACGAAGGAACTCTGGCTTCCAATCACGAAGATCGTCCCAGCACAATGCACAGAATCCGAATGTGGTATTCTCGTGAACAACTTGGGCAACAATATCATCATGTCCCTTCCATCCACGGATACATTTTGTAATCTCTTCGCGGAAAACCTTGGTCTTGTTTTCAGAGTCAACTCCCTCAACAGGAAACTTTGTGTATGTCAGCGTAGGAGCTTGCTCAATGACTTGTTTGAATGGAGGCTGGATGCGGCTAACCATCGTGGACAAGAATCCTGTCGGACGATTACTGCGCCAGTTCTGCCCCATGCTTTCAAGCTTCTTTGCAGCATATGGAGGCTCATTGTTGAGCTTCTTTTGAATTAGTTGATTCTTGCGGTTACGCTCAACATTTTGCTGCTTCAAGCGACGATAGGCAGAGTGAGCTTGAGCGGCATCTTTGAATGTGCGACGAACTTGTAGCGTCTTTGGATCAACAGTATCTCCATTGCTAGTAGGAGAAGGATCAACAACATCAAGGTTTAGTGTCCTTGGTTTGCTTTGATCTGAAATGCGCGGAGCCTTGTTAGCGTAAGTATCGGTAACAATTGCGGGTAGCGGTTTTAAAACATCTGCCATAATTATTTATTATTCAACCAGCAAAATTCTGGCAAATCATTTGATTCGGATAGCTTGTCTTTGTCAAAGAAAATCGCAGTTCGGTTATCGTGTCGCAATAACTTACATCCACCTAGAACTTGTGATGATTTTGTATCCCTAGCATTTCGGATACTAGCACAGATGCGATCCGTTGCGGCAATGCAAGAAGAACATCCTCCACGCCAGTTCACATTATTAGGACATTGCCTGCAAATCTTAGCTCGTTGTTCAGCCAAGTCATCGCTAACAAGTTGAGTCCTCTCGTTGGAATGCAATATGTTCCTAGCCCAAGTGGAGATGTCATTCATCAACTCACTTCGACCTGTAGGACTCGTTACACTTGTTACAACAACCATGTCAACACCATGGCAAAAGTGAGGCCAATTACCACAAATATAGTTAGTTACATCGCCCTCTACATCGCCTAGCGAGATATGATTTTCTGCACGATAATTCGTTACATTCTCAAGTAGGTTTTTGTAACTACTTCCAGTAATCTTAACATCACTCTCCATGTAGTGATGTCCTCCGGGCGGAATTAGTCCTTCGATTGGTTTAGGCATAGATTATTCTGAAAAATCTACATACTCCATTTTTTCGATACCTTGCAAGGCTTTTGTTCTTGTTGGCAACTCTGGCTTTGCATCGGTCATAGTCGCAATTGCGCCTCCTCGTTGTCTCAAAAGAAACACAAGCAAGGAAAGTGAATCCAATGCGTCTGGCGAATGTTGCCGTGTGCGCTTGCAGTAATCGCCTTTGCTCTCCACACGAACCAGACCTTGGCCCTTTTGCTTGTATCGTCTCGCAGTAGCTTGGCGAACCAACTCCTCGCTACGAAACCCCGGCGAGATTTTCAGATACTCAAACTCAAGATATTTCGCTAGACCGAAAATCAATTCAGTAACAACGCCAGAATAAAGTTGTGATGCTGGCAAGGAATCGTCGCCAAGAATGTGAGTATCCGTAGCCGCTGTTGAGTAATTCACTCCAAGCACATCTCCCCACACAGACTTCAATGAATCATGGATGCCAGCACCATTGCCTGTTCGGTCAACGCATACCCAGTTCGGAGAGATACGCATATTCTTGCAGAATTTGATAATATTTGTGGACTGCTCCAATGTCGCGGCCTTTGGAAATGGAATCTGTGAGTCGAGTTGCAATACAACCTTGGGCTTCTTGTAATCAACAAATCTGCCACTCATTGGTGTATAGCCGTCAGAAAGCCCAAATCTTCCAAAAGAACAGATTACTTGGTCATTGCCCTCCAAAGCCAAATCGAACGCACATAGAGGCACTACAGGCCCAATAAAGCGGGTAATTCCCATGGCATTGTCCATCATGCTTGGAGTCATTATCGCCATGGACACACCTTCCTGCGGGAACCAGCCCCTAGCCATGGTGTAATATTCTGCCGTCTTGCCCTTAGATTCGTAGGCTTGATAGCCTTCGTGAGTCTGAAGACCGGGGAATACAATCTTCTTCTCAATCACATTCTCGCACTTCGCGGCATCCAATCGCAAGATATGCCAACCATCTCGACTCTTCCATTCCAAGTCATCCTCGCAGTCAATAGACCCCCAGCCTGATGTTGGCTCACAACGCTTCCCAAATTCACTTGTCCTATCTTTCGGGTTACTTGCCGCAAAAATCTTAATTCGCCCCTTTGCGCCTTCCGTATCCGCCGCAGACAAGATGTTCTGCAAGCCTTCCCAGACACCAGCAGGGACTTCTTCTGCTTCGTCCAGCACAACATGAGTCCTAGACATCCTTCCCCATTTCGGGTGGGACTTCCCACTTCTTGGGCTAGGATGGAATCCGCGCAATGTTCCAGTTCCACTATCGCCCCTTGGAACAGCAACTAGGTGAATGCCATTCTTATTGTCACTATTAGCTTGGATACTTTTTACAAGTGTCTCACTACCTTCAAATTCTGGTCTGACTAATGCAGTAGTATAGAACTTCTTAATAGCTGCAAATACATTTCGCTGTGCGTGTTCGGCAGTCAGCGACACAACTTTAATACAAGTATAGTGAGGATCACGCATCCAATCCAACAAGAACCATGCCGCCGCACCGAATGTTTTACCCATCGCGCCTGCACCTTGGATCAGCAATTTATCGTGATCGAACAAACATCTCCATGTGTTTTGACTCGACATTGGTCGCCAATCATAGACCTGCGGCCCCCAGAGAATCGTTGCCGCTGCTTCAAACTGGTCTGCATCCAACAAACTTTGGACATAGGCTTGAACAATTTCCTTGGACTTTGGAATATCCAATTCAATCTTACCCTTCACACTGCCAGCATTTAGAATGATATGCTTTGCCGCATACACAATTCCAACATCTTCATCCCTGTCAGCCTCTTCCCGAATCTCCTCGGCTAACTTGATCGTTCTATTTACGCTTCCGCCTATCACACTAGTTCTGGTAGGTTCCGTTCGCTCTTAAAGCGAATCAACAAGTTCCACACTTGCTCAAGCGTATCATCGCAACCTTTAACTCGGCGATTAGATTTCTTGCCGTCATCGTCATAACTTTCAACATTAAACTCTTTAAACTCGCCAGAATCATATCGAAGTTTACTTCTAATCTCGTTTTCCAAGTCGCTAATGACTAACAATGCATCAAGTCCAGACAACGCATAAGCATGGTCATCTTGTTCTTCTGGTAGCGAAAATTCTAAAATAGCCCTCATATGTTTTTATTTATCCATTCTGCAACTCGTTTAGCTTGTGGCGTTTCTTCTCTTATTATCTGATCATAGCAAACATCTCCGTATGACTTAAATATCTGGACATTATTTACTAACCATCCCATATGGTATCCAGAACGCATGAAGTCAATGAAATTCTGCGTAGCTTCTCTATCAACGACAAAGTTTAACTTGCCAAATTTATTCTCCCAATACTCTTTTGGTTGGCAATTAATATGCCCATGACCACCTTGCCCCGGCACTGCTGCTGAGAAGATAATCGTCGGAGCCAACTCTGTTAGCTTCTCTACAACATAATCCGCTTCATACGGATCAATATGTTCTGCTACCTCCAGACAGATAGCCAAGTCATACTTTCCGTCCTCATCAAACATCGACTTGATTGTTTCTGGACAACGCTTATCTGGATCAATGCCAATAACATCGTAACCCAACTCACGCAATGCTTGGACATAAATCCCCGGCCCACAACCTACATCAATTATTTTCATATTCAATGATCCATGTCATCTCTGGACATATAAAGAAATAAACCACAGAAAATAACAATTCCTAATATTATGTATATCATGGGTAATTCTTCATTCCTGCATATAAGCCATTGCCATCAGCATACCAGCCCCTATCCGTATAAACATTCATCACATCTTTGAAGTATTTCTCATACATCGGGGCAACTTTTCCCAGCGTGAAGTTCTCGCCCCACTTCCTGCAATCTATCGGCTTGATGTCATCAATATTATTGATCGCATCCACAAAGTCACCCATCGTCCTGCATCGGAATCCTGTGATGCCATGCAGATTGTTCTCTGCGAACGATCCCCAGTCTGTCGTTATCGTTGGAGTTCCACACAGCAAGTTCTCAACCTGAACCCCTCCGAATGGCTCGATATACATGGAAGGTAAAAAACTAGCCTTCGCATTTGCCATCAATTCCTTGCGCTTTACCACACTGGCATATCCGACATATTCAACATGGTCAGGCAACTTATATCCTTCTTCTTTCTGCCCTGCAATGACGAGTTTAACACCTGCCTTTTCAGTGGCTTGAATCGCAACATCAACGCCTTTGCCAGAATAAACCCTGCCAAGATATAGGAAATAATCTTCTTTCTTATGGTTAAATTCAAAATCTTCTTCATCGAAATAATTTGGAATCACAACATCATACCAATCTTGATTGCATTGACCAACATTCTTTAAGCCACAATAGGCGTGATAAATCGCGTAACTCTCCCAAACTTTCCACCGCGCCCAATGCCCTCCCGCATATCCAATGCCCGGCTCAACGCAAATCATGTCTTGATGAGCATCACAGATTGGCCTTACTCCACTACCCCAGAAAGGAAGAATAAAATCATTCTTCTGCTTTCGCTTTCCTACTTCACGAATTGCGTTCTTATAAAAAGTCTGATACGCATGATCGTTCGTGTTGAACTTAAAGAATGTTTTTCTCCAATCATGCGAGCCATAAGACTTCTTAAAATCATCGTTCGTCAAAACTGGCACATTCTCCGTGCAGATTAAATCCGAATCCTCATGGCCGTAGTGAATCACTTCATGCCCTCGTTCGGTCATCATCTTGCCAAACTTCACCACCTTTTGCGTATATGCACAAGCATTGAACTCTTTTGAGGTGACTGTGTGCGGAAGCGAAAGTGAGTGAAATCTCATATGTTTATTTATTGTCTGAAATCCTAATCAATTCTATTCCGAAATCTATTGCAAGCGAAATGCTCGTGATGTCTCTGTCGTAAATATCACGATACACCACTGTCTTGATTCCATAAGATGCAATAGAACGCAAGCAATCATTGCAGGGTAAAAGCGTGACAGCAATCAAAGCGCATTCGTCTGGCTTCACATAACGCAAAGCATTCTGCTCGGCGTGGACGATGTAGAGCCTCCGCTTGTCTCGATCAACCCAATCCTCACGCATTCCAGCGGGAAAGCCATTGTAGCCTATCCCTGCGACTGTGTTGTCATGGCGCAATAAACAAGCTCCAACCTGCTGCCATGGATCTTTGCTTTTCTTCGAGGCTACAGTTGCCAACTCTAAAGCGTATTCGTTCCAATTCATTTCGCTATAACCTACGATTTATTTATTTAATGCAATTCAATTCACCATGCCAGACGATTAAAGCTCAAACGCTCGCAACTCTCCAGGGATGTCATCGGGAAATCTAATGCCGTCGATGTTCGCCTTGTGAAACTCCTCTATTTCCACGGCATCTTTTAATTCATCACGAAGGAAAATCAAAGCGGTTTCGTATTTGTCGAATGTGGATCGCTCCGTTTCGTGTAAATATCCCTTATGTTCGACGATGAAAACAGGATCGTTTCCGTAACTCCACTTTACCTCAATCGTCCAATGGCAATCTCGATCCTTGTGGTGATCTCCTGCGATTAGCTTGTGGTATTTCTCAGCCAGCTCGGTAATTTGCTTTTCAATCTTCATAGTCCAATACCTCTTTGCTATTCGTTTCCATCATATGCAAAGCGTGATTCAGTTCATGGTGAAAATGCTCCTCTGTGAAATCCTTTTGATTCAGTCGGAAAATGCAAGCTGAAACTACGCGAAGAAGTCTTGCATAGGTGAAAGCGGCGGCGAGTCCTGCGATTGTCGCGTCTGAATAGTTTGAATATATCGGCGCACCTTCATCGTCTATCTCATCGCTCCCATTGTTTTGAATCAGTCCCATCAACCATCCTGAATACAAGTCGAGCGATTGAATGAAATCGTTCGGGTCGATTGAATGATCTTGAATGTCTAGCTGGCTTTCTATGTCGCGCTGACCATCTGCGAAGCCTTCCCAATAGTCTTGCGATTTGTCACTCATTGGCATGATTCGCACTCTTCATCCATGGAACAAACGCGAGGCACAATCTCGTTGAAATCCTCATCAGGCTCAGGTTGCTTGATCTCGCTTCCGTGGTCTTTGTCTAGTGTCGGCATCTTGTCGGCTCGTTCGATTGCTGATTTGTCGCTGTACGCTTTCCCGTATCTGATGGAAAGCTTGGAAGTATTCGCCGCCATCGCGCTTTCAATGTCTACACCAATCGAGTCGAGCATTCCCGAAATATAGAAAAGCAAGTCACCGCATTCCTCGACAATGTTCGCAATGTCGAGCGGCTTGCGGTAGATGGTTGTTTTCTTGATTGAGTCCAGCAACTCGCCGGCCTCGCCACTGATACCTATTGCCATATGCAAGCGGTGACAATCGTCAGGCGTTAATTCCTCAGCGATGACAGAACCAGCTTTGCAAAGTTTTCGGACAAATTCTCTGTGCGTTTGATATTGCATATCCTTCCCCCTTATCATGGTTTTTTTCTACCGCAATCGGTTTTTTCAGCTAGGAAAAGCTCTAGTGTCCTGACTCCCTTTTCAAGTTCGGCAATGGCTTCCTCCCGGCTCTTTAGCGCGTCCTGCAGGGTCTTGATGAGAAGGTCAGCGTTTTCAGGCGTTGGAGTCTTGGCGTAGGCGTGTGAAAGGATATCGAGTTCGGTCTTGGTTTTTTTTGACATAGGGGCGTGGATGATGCCCGAAAAGCTTGGAGAGTCAAATGCGGGGCTTTTAGCGTTGGCAATGGCATCAAATGGGGCGTTTTACTGATCGGTAAAAATACCGAATGCGTGAGGAACTGGCGGGAAAATATTCCCTGTCGGTAAAAGTTGGCAATCTCCGACACTTTGAAATGCGGCTTATAGCATACAAATGGCGAAAATATACGCTCTTGGCAATAGATGCAAAATATGCGATGCGGCGCATATGCTTGAACCTGTCACAATATGACAGAGTGAAGCAAATCCCTATCGGGTGCAATTTCGTGGAATCTATCTAGATTCTCCCCTTTCGGGTATAGTGAAAACCCGCGCTGAGATTGTGTCTCGTTATCTATTCAGATTCCACAATTTCAGCCTCTATCGGCTCGGCGTCTTGAATCCTTGCAACCGGCGCGGCGAGTTCCCTTAGTGAATCCTTAGTGTCACGATCTGGAACGGAAAACGATATCTTGAAATTTTGCTGTCCAGTTTGCTCGATCTCTACCTTGTCGCCGTATTTCTTGGGTGCGAGTTTGGAAGCAGTCCATTTTAGAGCGTCGATGCGTAAACGCCCGATCTGAGCATCGTGTGAGTTAAACGCCTCAGTCATGACCATGTCGGCGAAAGTATCGGCCTGCTTTGATCTCGCTCGTGCGTAGTCTTGAAAGAAGCCTGGATGATTGTCCAGCCATTTGTAAACTGTGGGAATGCTTGGAACATCTGGAAGCGCACAAATTGCATTCAGTGTCATGCCTGATTCGATCATATCGCAAATGTGTTTGGCTGTGTCTTTATCAAATGGCGTCTCTGGCCTACCTAAAGTTTTTTCAGTCATTTCTACATTTTGAGCTTGACTGATTAAAAATTGCAAGCTTAAACTAGCTTCGTCAGAAGCTCCTCAATTGAGATATTCATCTCAAATCGGATCGGACTACGCATGAAAATTGATGCGCAGTCAATCTGATCTGCATCAGATTTCGCTTTGAAAGTTGGCATGATTCTTGAATATTTCTTTTTACTCTTGGCATGGTTTTTGAATGTTTAGAATGATTCTAAATTATCAGCAACATTCCCCTGCCTCTTACGGGCGGGAAGTTGCAAAATCTGATTTTTCTTTTGATCTCTCAAAATGTTTTTTTCAATTATTTTTAGAAATTGAATCGCCCGCAAACCCGCTCTGAGAGCGGTTCCGTGGGCTAGTCAATAAAATAAATGCGTGTGCGAGAAAATATTTTTTCACTTTTTTCTTGGTGTTCGCGCGAGTTTGAACGAGTCTCTTTTCAGTGAACGACGCAACCAGCGACGCTCCGAAAAACCAAATAGAAACCAAATCAAATGAACCGCATCACCAAAAAACAATTGCAATCCCGAATTGAAACAATCAACTCGATTCTCAATCGTCCAGCCACTCCCTACTCGCAAGTAGAGGGGAAGCTAATCGCCAACATTGGCAACTTCTCCCTTTCACAATGCTACGGGGGTTATTGTGTCCATCTAATGGTTAACGATGGGGGCGGGGTTTCCACTCCAGTCTGGTATGGTCACATTCCCGCCCGTGATGCCTACGAGCGTCTTTCCGCTTTCATCGCTGGCCTACAGTTTCAAAAATAACCCATGCGAACCTTTTTAATCCACAAACAAAAACCATTTCAAACCATGAAAAATTGGGAATTATCAGATATAAGATATGCCGGCAATCTCGGCACGCTTGAAATTGAAAGCGGGGAGTATTTCGAAGTATTGGAAACTGAAACCAAGCTCGTTTTCGGCTCAGCTTGTAATTCTGGATTTTTGGAATCTGGTTATATCATGCGCGAAGATCACGAGTCCTTGGATGAGGCTTTGCAAGAATTGCACGCGGATCTCGAAACCTTTTATCGGGACGGGCGCGGCTCCGTTTCCCGTATCGTGTGCAATGAAAGAATGTAATCCTATGCAAACCTTTAACTCCAACCGCCTTCGAAACCATTTCCGTGACACCATGCAGGAAGGTCTTGCGCCTATCTCAGACGCTGATTTCTCCCGCATCGTTCGCGCTTTCCAATATCTAACAAAAAGAATCATCAGAAAATGAAAACCACAAACCACACACCCGGCCCTTGGGCCGTTGAAACAGCCAAACGCTTCATTGGTGACAGCGAGGAAACATATGATTCCCTTTGCGTTACATTTGCAAGCCCGCTTCGTGCAAAACTAATTTGCGAACTAGGTGCGGATGCATTGCCGGACAATCCGCAAAACGCCCATCTTATCGCCGCCGCGCCTGATCTGCTTTCTGCTTTGCGTTTCCTGTTTGCGGACTATATCGCAATTCAAGGCGACCAGCTCACGGGATCGAGCGTTCCTATTGAAATAGCACAAGCAGCAATTTTGAAAGCGGAGGGCCTGAAATGAACACCACTCCCGGCCCTGAATGGGTAAAATTTCAACGCAAGCGCAAAAGCCGTCTTTCCGAACTTAAGAAAACATCCCAAGAGATGCAAGATGCCTTGCAAGCCATTGTTGATGCGTTCGGAGATCAAGATAGCCTTTTAATTGACCAATGCAAAGCGGCTCTTGCCAAGGCGAAAGGGGAAGCATGAGCCAAAAAGAAGCCATTGCCTTACACCTTGGTTGGGACATTTCGGAAATAGATTGGTATCAACCTCAAACCATGTCGCACAAAATCCAGGCGTGTGAATCGGCATGGTATTGTGCCACCAAATCCGCCCGTCCGCCTATTGTGCAAAATCGCGATGGGATAACATTCGGCCCTTGGGAGATTGTCGAATCATTCCAAGGTTGGAATGTGTGGGAGTTTCAAACGAAAGGCCAATAATGACACGCGCAAAAACCATTCAAGACATTCTAGAAAAGCAAAGGGAGGAAAGAAATAGGGAAAAACTAGCGGATTTCCTTCTCAAGATTTTCTTTGCTCACATAATAATCGTCACCTTGTATTTTTACCTCACAAAATAATTTGTTCCCCCAAGAACATAAACCAATAATATAAATAAATATAATGAAAGAAATAGCATCCGCACTAGTCAAGGCACAACGCGCATTCGGCCCCGCGCTTAAATCATCCACTAACCCTCACTTCCGCTCACGATACGCTGATCTTTCGGCTTGCGTTGAGGCTGTAATTGAGGGTCTTAATAATAATGGCATCGCACTAATCCAAGAAACGCACGACGCCGAGGGAGGTGTAGCCGTGGAAACTGTATTCATCCATGAGTCAGGCGAAAGGTTATCCGCTGGACGATTCAGCGTTCCAGCTACTAAGCAAGACGCGCAAGGCTACGGATCAGCTTTAACCTATGCTCGCCGATATTCGCTCATGGCGGCTTGTGGAATCGCGCCAGAGGATGACGATGGCAATGCCGCTTCAAGACAGCCAATTAAAGCCAAAGTAGACGCTCCCTTGGTCAAGGTTGCCAACACGCCCAAGGAAGCCCAAGGCGAGGCTAATAATGCGAAAGCACCCGCATTGGTTGATGCGTCAGAAATTAGTTGGGAAGCAAATTGGTGGACTCCTGAAGTTGCGGCTACACTCGCAAATGTTCCCGAAGTGAATGCATTCCTAGTCAAGAAAGGTAAAATCCAAGAAGGCCAGACTTGGAAGGATGTCGAGGATGCCGCATATCGGAAAAATATCAATGGCAAGCTGGCTAAGTTCGTGGAAGCCGTGGAGAAAGGAGTCAAATAATATGGACAGGTTTCCAGATCACGATATTGACGATAATGATGAACCCGTGCGCTCCCCCAAGCGCATGGAGGATGAGCCTCAGACATTCCAAGAAACACTCCAAGAGGCGAGGGATTTCCACGACTCATGGAGCAGGTCAAATCCCTACGATGTGTGGGGAGGAAACACATTCAGCTATATTCCAAGGGACTGATCATGCCATACGAACACAAAGCCAACGCATTGACCGCTCTGCGTCAAGAGATTGAAACTTGCTTCAAGTATCGCAAAAGCGAATTGATGCGTAAATACTGCAAGGAATATATCGCAACCTATAAATACATACTTAATAATGAATAATACAATAACATTCAACGGAGAGCGGACAGCAATGTCTGACTCTGGGAACACGGAGTGGTTTGAGTTTACTATCGTCAGCGACAAGAAGTTGCATGACGATACTGTCAATGAGTTGATCAACGCTCATGGATGTGGTGGCCAAACCTCCTCATTTGAATACTCCATGACCGATGGTCAGCACCTATATAATGGAAAATCCAAGAGATATTCAGACTAATGAACCCAGATCAAGCTCTCTTTATTATGTGTGCGGGATTTGAAGCGGCAAAGTTTCTCATTCCAGCATTAATAATCGGATATATCACACTTAAACTCAATTAATAAATATGATCAGACATTCACTATTGCCTAAGCTCGCTGAGTGTCCTTGCTATGAGTCCAAGCAAGGCGAGGCGGGGCCAGCGGCGCAACGAGGAACCAAGCTAGACGGAAGATTCCGCGAGGCTCTAGCTACGGGTGAACTTAACGAGGTTGACTTGCCAAAGGATGACATCAAGGCTCTTAAATGGGCTTTAAAAGAAGTCCGCAAGATTGCAGGAAAGAACCCTATAATCAGCGACGAGTCACTTCTAAAGGTTCAGACTCCCGGCATTGAGCATGAAGGAACAGAAGATGTTCGCATTCCAGATATTCAGACAAGCCTAGACCTAAAAACAGGAGTCCAGAGGTCTTACTATTCACAAATGGCGGCATATGCGTATGGTAACATGGAGTCACACTTCTGTGAGGAATGGACTTGTTACCTTGTCTATTGTGACCAGAAGGAAATCGTCGAGCATCGCTTTACGCTTGAGCAAGCCAAGAACATCGTTAATCGCATTCTAGAGGCTCACAGCAATCCAGCCAAGCAACCATCCGTTTCTGCCTATTGTAGCTGGTGCGCCAAGAAGGATTCATGTCCTGCCGTTGTCCAGCCAGTCCAAGAAGCCCATGCTATAATGGAGTCAGCCAACCTTGCGGTTCTGCGTGAGGAAATCGCCAACGACCCAGCAAGGCACGCTCGGTTCCTTGAAATCAACAAGTTGTTTGAGTCTGAGTTAGTCAAGCCACTCAAGGATTTGGCTAAGAAGAAACTGGAGTCTGGCGATTATTTGCCGGGGTTCAGGTTGTCCAGCGTCAAGGGGTCAGAGTATTTCGATCGAGTGTCCATCGTCCGTGCGGCCATCAAGGGCAAGTGGGGAATGGATGATCTGGTTGATGCTCTTGGCGGCACAATGTCAGGATCAACATTCCGTGAGTTAAGCGAGAAGTATCGGACTCCAGTTGCTGAAGAAGAAGCCAAACGCAAAGATGGATTTAACAAAGTTATCGAAGATAAGAAATCAAAGAAATGAGAATCAGAACAGGATATAAGCAGAAGAGTCGGCATAATATGTCATTGACTGAGAAAGAAGCGATCCGCGAGTGGAAGTCACTTCAAAAGCTCCAGCCAACCCAATGGATGGAACGAATCAAGGGCCTGCCAGAACGAGCGCAAGGACAAATTGCTCGCATGGTATGGTGGGACTTCTGGAGCAATCGCGTTGTCAGCGAACGATGGAGCGAGTTTGACCACTGGCTGCAATTCGATGAGCGTGAGGAAACTGATCCAGTTCCTAAGACAACGCTGATCAAATGCCTTAAGGCTGTTGGATACCCGAAATACCGCATTGATCTGCGTTTAATGGCATTTCAATAATAAACAAAACTATGACAAAGAAAGAAGTATTAAACAATCAAGTCGATGAAATCATGGATTCGTTCGACTTTCGTCAAGTTGCTTCCGTTATGGAACATCTTAATTGGATATGGAATGGCAGCAAGACTCCACCAGATGAATATGAGATTAGGAAAGAGGCAAGGAGCATTATGCGTGTGGCAATCAAGTCAGGCGAATCTGTCAGCACTGGAGGCTTTATTGCAAGATTGATTTCTGGTGAGGAGAATGGAGAGAAGTGGGCAAGAATTGATCTTGCTTTTGCTATCGAACAAACATTCAGCGAAGGAGAAGTGTATGACGAAGAATGAATTGTGGAGAATATATGTTAAGAAAAATCCTTCATTTGAAGGAGATGGCAATGTTACCATGTCAGCTAAAGGCTTACGCAAGCTATTCGATACTACATGGGATACAGCATATTATGATGGAGAATCTGATCCCGTTGAAAATACGGGACATAGTTTTCAACCAAGGTCAGCATCAATAAACGATCTAATGTCCATATTCGGAATGAAATAAATATATGAGCCTAATAATAAATCAAAAACAACTATCAGATACAATCGAATCACTTGAGCATAGAATCAAGAAACACGAAGCAGCCATTCAGATAATCAGAAAAGCAATTAAAGAAAAGCCAAGTGGCTTTAAACCAAGCGTAGCAGAAGATATACTTAACCAAATAGAAAACATATACAAATGAATATAATACAAAAACTAATCTATTCCATGCAGAATAAGAATGACGACAACTCAATCCCAGCAAGGTTTGAGCGATTCCATCAAGACAATCCTGATGTATATCGTTCGCTCGTATTGCTCACAAGGCAAGTCATGGAGCGAAATAAAAGCCGTAAGATTGGCATTGGAATGATGTATGAAGTATTGCGCTGGCAGTATTACATCAACTCTGATGCTCAAGAAGACTACAAGCTCCCGAACGAATATCGGGCTTGCTATGCTCGCAAGATCATGGCCCAAGAGCCTGATCTAGCTGGATGCTTTAACACACGCAAATCAGTTGCTGATATTTTATGAGTAAAATAAAAAAAATTAAAAGAAATGCTCTCTTTGGTGGGCCAATTGAAGAAGGAGACGAAAACAATCCAGAATATAAAGTAATGGAATGCACTTCTTGTGGCAGAAAAATGATAATGCTTCAAGAAGATTGGGATAAAACAAAAAACCCAGAAAAGCTACCTAAATTTTGTCTTGTTTGCGGATTACTTAAACGGGCTTTTCTTTAATTATGCAATTCAAAATAGAACAATATGAAAGATGCCAGTCAATGGCAGAAGGTTCCATTGAAGATCATCTCATAGGGATCACAAAGCCAACGATTGACCGAATACTCAAGATGGATAATCCATCAGATTGCATAGCACTTTATACCTTCTATGCCTACACAAGAAAATGGCAGAAGAATAATGCTGTCTACGCAACATCTGAATATGCGATGAAGGCCATGTCTTGGGGTCGGGAAAGGTTCGCTAAAGCAAAGTCTCAGTTAAAGGAGGCTGGATTCATTGAGGACATTCAGCGCAAAGATGCAGGAGGAAAAGTCATTGGTTGGTATGTCGGAGTCAAGTTTGCACAGAATGCAACTATGGGGAATTTCTCTATTGCTGATGTTCAAGAAAACCACCCTACGGCTTTACCACAGGGTGGTTCCACCAGAGTGTGGCTAAACCGCACCCAAATACCTATTACTAATAATAAAATACCTAATACTGGTAAAGAAATGCAAGAGACAGTAGCGGAACAAGGGGCTTCATTGCCTTCACCCTGTGAAGTCAACAAGCCAAAAAGACAAGTTAAAGATAATAGAACAACTGAAGAATTTGTAGAATATCTCAAAAAAACCTACGACTGGATAAATGTTGATATAGAACTCAAGAAAATTGATGCTTGGCTTGCAAAGCCTGCCAATGCTAATCGCAAGAAAACTCGTGCATTCGTTGAAAAATGGATTGCTCGTTCAGAAAAACCAATGGAGAAACAACCCTATGTTCCCGGCTCAATGCTTGGAATCAATCAACCATACACACCATCACTATGAATACCAAAATACTAAACGGCGATTGCATCGAAATGATGCGGACGCTTCCAGAGAAATCAATCAACTGCTGCGTTACATCACCACCATATTACGGACTTCGTGATTACGGACATGATGGACAGATTGGATTAGAAGAAACTCCAGAAGCATTCGTTCAAAAACTTGTTGAAGTATTCCGCGAGGTCAAGCGAGTATTGAAAGATGATGGAACGCTCTGGCTCAACCTTGGAGATAGCTACGCAAGAAATGGCGGTGGAGTTGAGTCAAAAATGAAAACAGTTCACAAGATGGGCGTTGGTCAGAAAGCCACATATCTTGCTGGAGGAATGCAAAGCATAAATAGAGTTCCTAAAGGATTAAAAGAAAAAGACCTTATCGGGATTCCTTGGATGGCAGCATTTGCTCTCCGTGCAGATGGTTGGTATCTGCGACAAGACATTATCTGGCACAAGCCAAATCCCATGCCAGAGTCAGTTCAAGATCGTTGCACGAAAGCGCATGAGTATATTTTCCTTCTGTCGAAGGAGGCGAATTACTACTTCGATGCGAAAGCCATTCAGGAAGTCGCAAAGTATTCCTGCATTACTGGTATGGACGGAAGTGGGTTCAAGCCTCCGCAAAACTTCAACGGAAAGCATCGTGGCGGATCAGAAACGCTTCCTACTCGCAAAACCATTGATGGCGAAGATGGTGGATTTCGCAATCGCCGTTCCGTCTGGATGGTTGCGACAAAGCCATATAGCGGCGCACATTTTGCAACCTATCCTCCAGAACTTATTCGGCCATGCATCTTAGCTGGATGCCCCAAAGGTGGAGTTGTGCTTGATCCATTTGGTGGAAGCGGAACAACGGCAGCAGTAGCAAACGAAGAAGGAAGAGACGCTGTTCTTTGCGAGCTTAATCCAGAATACATTTCACTCATCAATAAAAGACTCTCCGGAGTTCAACCAAAATTATTTTAATGACTATCCCTATCGCAAACACCGCAGAGAATGCAGCCATCTCTTTGCTTGTATCCAATCCAGATTGTTATTCACAGCTTCACTGGGAACCCTCGTATTTCTTCCACAATGCCACTAAAAGCGTTTTTGAAGCAATTGAGGCCATCCATAGCCGAACTGGAGTTATCACGGCAGTTTCTGTCATTTCAGAGCTAGAGACAACTGGTAAACTCGCAGAGGTTGGTGGAACTGATTCCGTGATGGAGATGATTAAGACCATCTATATTGCTCCCGGCCCTGTATCGGTATCCATTGCTGATGACTACCGCCAGCAACTCATCAAGGCCAAATCCTACCGAGATGCTATCAAGCTAATCACAAATTCAGACAGAGACATTCGTGAGATGCGAATGGACTTGAATGAACTCTCAGAGCAAATCGCAGGATGCGTTGTCACCGATTCCGAAATCAAAACGATCAATCAGCACATTAATGAGCTTGTCGATGATCTTGAGAACAAGAACAAGCTGGATACATTCAAAACTGGAATGCACGATCTCGACATGGGATTCGGCGGTGGATTCCATCGTGGAGAAATGGTTGTTGTCGGAGCGCAGACATCGGGGGGCAAATCAATCCTACTTTACCAAATTGCTCTTGAGGCTCTGATGGACAATAAATCTGTTGCGATCTTCTCGCTTGAGATGCCGTGCAAAACGATCCTTCGCCGCATGGCTTCAAACATCATTGGAAAGAAGATTGTGAATCAAGGTGACTTTGGAGATGGGACATCATTCGTTGCATCGTTCAAGGAAATCGCCAATGCACTTCAAGCTCTGAATAAAATGCAAATCACTCTCCGTGACGATCTCTCTGAAGTCGGAGCAATCGACGCTGAAGCACAACGACTGGCATCGCTAGGAAAGGCTGATGTGATTATCGTGGACTACCTGCAAATTGTCTCCATGCCGAAAGCTGATAATCGTGAGCAAGCGATTTCAGAATTGACTCGCAGATTAAAATTGACTGCCCTAAAAAGCCAATCTCTTGTGGTCACTGCAAGCCAACTCAATGATGATGGAAAGTTACGCGAGTCTCGAGCAATCGGACATCATGCAGACCACGCATTGTTCATCATTCACGAGAAAAACAATTCCAGCATCGTTGTGGAAAAGAACCGCCGAGGCGCACGGGGAGTAGGTTTCCCAGTCGTCATGCGCGGTGATATTTCACGATTTGAGCAAGGAGAAAAACAAGAAAAGAAAAAATGAGTGACACAGATGCAGCATTCATTGAGGCCAGTAATTGCTTCGATTTCGCAAACCATATCTGGGCATCTAGCCAGAAAGATAAATATGAAGATGCTCTGAAAGCCTACGAACTCGGAGTGAAAATCTATCAAGAAAAATTTGTTGAAAAAAAGATTTGCGCTGAAGATGATTTTGAGTTCTGATCTCTCGCGTAGCAACGCTACTAAATAAATACTATGGATAAAAAATACATTGATAAACCCGGAAAGTATATTTGCACAGTCAAGCCTCCCGGCAACGGATGGCTAGATCATCCAGAAGGCAAAGCACCATTCATTCGCATTCCTTGCATCGTTGATATGCCAGATAGCGATCAGCATGGATACGAGTCGGTATGGTATGGATACCTATCAGAAAAGAGCCGTGAACGAACAGAGGAGACTCTTAAACAAGTTTTCCAATGGGACGGCAACTGGGACAACGAAGATAGTCTTGATGCCT